CCAGCACGAATGTTTACATCACCACCATCCCCTGTTCCGCCGCTACCTTGGTTAGTACTACCTGCGTTAATATCAACAAATCCGCCTGCGCCATACCCCCACTGGACATCACCGCCTTCAATCTTTACATATCCGCCTTCGGTGTGGGCGCCGCCTTCTGTACCTGCTTGTCCAACACCGCCACGGATTTTAATGTCACCGCCTGAGCCAACGTTGCCACTGGAGTTTTCACCGCCAGTACCGGCCCATAGATAAATGTCACCACCTTCACCGACAGCAGAATCTCCCCAACCGCCATAACCACGCTGACCTTGGATAATTAATCGTCTAGCACTTGGATTGTTACTATTAGGTGCCGGACCTGTAATAATAGTTTCACCTACTGTCGGGTCATTACCCATTTGTAGTGTTGGTCCATCTATAGTATAACCTGGCTCGTAAGCAGTCATCTCTATAGCAGGTAATGCAATAGTACCATCGCTGTTTAGAGTGAACGAGTAAGAGCCATTAGTAAGACTACTACCACTAGTTGTTGTCACGTATGAATCAATGTCGTTCATATACTCTGGTTCGCCTGGGCTACCAGTAAATGTATCTGTTAATGTCCAAGTGGCACCACCGTCGGTAGATACAAACATTTCTTCATCGTCGTTGCCAGCATAAAATTTACCGTTCGAATAGTGTAATGCGTCAATGTATTGTCCGTGACTAAATGTTAGTGTACCTGATACAAATGAGCCAAGCCCAGAAGAATCAAACGCTGTACCCATATTAGCATTCGTATATAAAAAATTGTTATTGTCAACATAGTATGTTCCGTTGTAGTCCGATGGAGTACAATTAGACAACACAATCTTTTCATTGGTTAAGGCAGTTTTAGTACCAAATGTAATAGTTGCCGTACTTGACTGGGTAATATCAAAATCTGTTGCTGTATATGGCTTAGGAATGCTTACAAACGGACCGTTTGGAATAGCAGGCCAGTATAGTATCTGACCGTCATTAGTAGACATCATAATTGTTGTGATACCGTTGTAATCACCAAACACAACTTCTGATACATCCGGTTCGTAGTTTATTGTACTGACAAACATACTGCCTGTATCTGCAAGCGTAAATTCACTGAATACCCCAGATGTTGGGTTTGCGTTGGAATTTTGATACCAAGCGTCTTGAGAACTACTATTAGTCTGCATTATATGCCAGCCAGTAAAGAATCCAGCGGCAGCATACGCTATTTTTGTAAACGATTGGTCTAATCCAAATCCACTGAAATCAATCCAGTTAGTCTGCCCCATTGATGTTGTAATATCTGTAGTGTAGAACGCACCTAGGTTGTTATCGCTGGTAATTAGAAGGAATCCAGTGCCGTTGGTTTCAATGTCATAGAATGCCGCATTGGCTGTATATCCACTGCCACTATTAAATGCGGCAAGGAAACCACTATCAAGAGACACAGGTGTCCAACTTGTTCCGTTAGAACTATATAGTATAACTGGTAGGTTATCAGTGTTGCTACCTACTGCTACAAATTTTTCAATGCTGGCAAAATATTTTACTTGATTAAAACTAAAACTGTCAAAACCAGTAACTTCAGTCACCGTTCCCGGAGTAGATGTTGATGCGTACCATAATGCTCCATTATTACCATTACTTACATCAACAGCGTTAGCAGTATATACAATCATATCAGGGCCAACAGCAACTCTGCCTACTCCAAGCATATTAGTTGTATATTCTGTCCACGATAAGCCGTCGGAGGAAGTAAATGATCTGCCATCAGAGTTAACAGCAACATATAATGTTGAAGTACTACCACCACCACTTTGTCCAGTGTAGGCTGTTGTTTGTATTGTACCGTCTGGGAATGTTAGGCTACCGTCGTTGTTAAAACGCCAAGTTGAAGTATCTTCACCTGCTTTAATAGTTACACCATTGCCGCCGCTGACACGTAGAGCGTTACTATCCTCGCCCTCGTCTTGATCAATGTAACCATAACTGAACCAAATTTGGCCGCCGTCTGGCATATCTATATTAGGTCCATTTAGTACAAACTCATTATCACCGCTGGTTAATCTGTCTCCGCTTCCACTACCGCCGCCAATTTCACTAGTGGCATCTGAATCTTCCGGATCTTCTGCTTCGTTTTCTTCTCCTGGATTAATAACTTTTGTGGCGACAAACTTCCCGCCGACGTTAGTAAGTTTAATATTATCAAGATAGATACTGCCGCCTGCGGTATAAACGTGACGCCATTGTTTTGTTGGACTACCTAGGTCGTAGGTGTTATCTGCGCTAGGAATAATGTTAGTGGATGGATCATAAATGCTTGGTAACAATGACCATATAGTTGAACCATCACCAATTTTTAAAATATTGTTAGTGGTGTCATATCCCGGTTCACCTTGCGCCAGTACTGGATCTTCTAATGCCCAGTTAGCCGCTGTGTCTCTTCTTAATTTAATCTGCGTTGCCATTGTTAATCCTCATTAATATGTTGTTGCGGCATTTCCGCCATCAATCAAAACTGTCAAATTTAACTTATTGTCTTCGTCTACGTATGTGGCTGTTATACCGTTGTGTGTACCATTAGTAAACATTGCTGCCGCATAATCTTGGGCTAATTCTTGTAATTCAGCCGCAGAACCTTGCCCTGCTAGAACATATAATTCTTCAAAATTTTGATTGGTTTTGTTAAAGGCATCGCGTAAAGTATCGCCGTCTTTGGCGTTTAACGCTGTTCCGATGTTAATTGTTTGTATGGCCATAATTTCGTCCCAATAAGCTCGCTTCCAGTATTTATCGCTACGATAAATATATTACTATGCCAAGATTAAGCCTTTACAAACCCGAAAAATCGCAGGATTACAAGTTTTTTGACCGCACAGTCTACGAGATGTTTCAAGTAGGCGGTGTAGACGTCTACGTACACAAATACATAGGCACAGACGACGGTTCTGTGGTCAAAGATCATACACAAATTCAGGATCTACTGTTCCTAGAAAACAGAGATAGAAAATACAGCGACGATATCTACACACTTCGCGGGCACTATCAGGTACAGGACATTGATTTTAACCTCAGTCAATTTGGGCTTTTCTTAAGCAACGATACAATTTTTATGACTGTTCACATCAATAATAGTGTGGACTTACTAGGTCGTAAAATCATGGCGGGAGATGTTATAGAACTACCCAACTTAAAAGACGAGCATGCCATGAACGACTATGCCACTGCTTTGAAACGCTTTTATGTAGTAGAAGAAGTTAATCGTGCCGCAGAAGGTTTTTCAGCCACTTGGTATCCGCACTTGTATCGTGTAAAATTAAAGAGCATAGTAGACAGTCAAGAATACAAAGATCTGCTGGATCGTCCAACAGAGTCTGACAATTATGCTGGGGAGTGGAGCCCTAATATGAACTACTATCCTGGGCAGGTGGTAAAATACAAAGGCACGCTCTACGAAGTAACGCAGGAAGTTGTGGGCAATATTCCTGGATTAACTGAAACTACGATCGAACCCACAGTTACAGATGCCTGGGCAGACTATTATACAGTCAGCACCACCGATACTCTTAGAGATCTAATGAGTACCTATGAAAAAGAAAAGGCAATTAATGATGCAGTTGTAGCAGAAGCAGAAGCAGATGCTAAGAAAAGTGGCTACGAAACTAGTCATTTTTATACAGTTAAAGTTGATCAAAGTACTGGCACAGTTGATTTAACGTTGGTAACATCTGATACTGATATTTCCGTAGATACAAATGTAAGTTCTAGTCCTTTACCTTTAAAAGATGGTTACACTGGATACCTATTAGGCGACGGTATTGCTCCTAACGGTCCAATAGTCGACACTACTGATATCACTATTCCAGAAGGACAGGTAGATGCACAGTTTGGATTTGGTATACAGTTCCCGAGTACTGCCAGCACTGGCGATGTATTTTTAAGAACAGACTTTTTACCTAATCGCATGTTTAGATACGATGGTCGAAGATGGGTCAAACAAGAAGATAATGTACGTATGACTATGAGCAACAGTGACGATACACGTCAGACACAGCGTACTGGATTTGTTAATAATACTCAGAAGTCAGGAATTAATCAATTGGCCACCGATGTTGTTTATATCGACTTGCTTGGAGATCCAATTTGGGAAAGCGGCAGTATCACACAAGATTTACAAATTACAACAACGTCTGTGTTTATTCAGACCAACGTTGCATACAATAAAAACTATCTAGTCGAAGTATGGTTAGATGAACAGAGTAAAGCAACAAAGATTACTACATCCGAAGTCAGCGGTGCATTAGCATTCACTATCGGACACCCTGTACAGGATAATTCTGTAATTAGATATACAATCTATGACAAGGTAGTAACACAAAGACAGAGCCTTAGTAAGGCTCTTAGACCACAGGCGGACAACTAATGCAATGGTTTTATGACGGCCAAATAAGGCGATATATTGGACAGGTAATCCGTATGTTAAGCGGATTTAAGTATCAAACAGGTGACGGAAAACAAATTACCGTGCCTGTAATCTACGGCGATATGACTCGTCAAGTAGGTCAAGTAATCAAAGACAATTCAGAAAATAAACTGCCCAGCGCACCTCGTATAGCAGTCTACATTACTGGCTTGGCTATGGATAAAACTCGCTTAGGTGATAGTACTTTTGTTAGCAAAGTGCATATTCGTGAACGAGAATATGACGATGTCACGGGCGAATATACTGCTAAACAAGGTAATAATTTTACTGTTGAGCGACTAATGCCAACACCATATAAGCTCACTCTTAAAGCAGATATATGGACTACAAACACAGATATGAAACTGCAAATTATGGAGCAGATTCTAATGTTGTTTAATCCAAGTTTAGAAATACAAACAACAGATAACTTCCTAGACTGGACTAGTTTAAGTGTTGTAGAACTAACAGATATCACCTTTAGTTCTAGAAGTATTCCTGTAGGTGCTGAAACAGAAATTGATGTAGGCAGTTTAACGTTTGAAACTCCTATATGGATCAGTGCTCCTACTAAAGTTAAGAAATTAGGTGTAGTAACAGATGTATTAATGAATATCTTTGATGCTACAGGTAATTTAACACCAGATTTTGTCAGCGGCAAGCCAGCGGCAGTAGAATTTAATAACGTTGCGGGCTACGGTATATTAGTTTATAACAATAAATTAAGTTTATTAAAGGGCAGAGAA